TTCTTTTTTGCAAAACTCGCACGTGAATGTCATTTCTTGTCGTTGCCTGCGGCTCGATTGTATTCGTCAATTTCTTTTTGAGTTGTTATTTGTGCCATGACATCGATCTCATCATCTTTGAGATGGGGATATATAGCCATCAAGGCCTTGCGTTTGGCACTGAGCCCGGCTTCTTTTTTCTTTGGCGCAATCCACGGATGCCTTGGCGTGCCCATTTCAGGACTCACACTGGTGGCCATGAGCCACTGTAGCTTGGGGTGCCGGCTGACGTCAAAGAAATGTTTGTTCAGTCGCTCGTTGGTGGCAATCACATAAAACTCTTGTAGGTGGCGTGATCCTTCCACAGATGATCCCCAACGTATCATCAAATAATTTGAAAACTTTTTGCGTTCTTCGGGTGTGAGCTCGTCATAGAATGATCTCGTCTTGCGGTCAAACTGTCGCATCTCGTTGGCAATGTTTAGTTTATCACTCATTGGCTTTGCTCAATTGGTAAATTATTATAGCACGATTCAGCGCATCTTGCAAAGTAGGATTGGTTTGTGCGGCACGCCGAATCTCGCCCCACATTTTATCTTCTCGAAGTTGATCGTGCAAGGTGCCAACATCGTTTGTGCGCGGATCATAATCCATGCCAATTACCTGTCTTGTGTTGGGGTCGGCACCCAACTCTCGAGCATACACAACACCATCTGCTCGCTCATAGATATATGTGGCACCGGGTATAAGAGTGCCCATTACCAAGCCTTGTTGTAGTTTACTATTTCGCAATTGCGACTGACATCTTTCACAAAGTACACACAGTCAGGTTCTGGTTCATCGTTGAGTGGCACAGCCAACATCTGTCCGTTTTTCAGTTTGGGTGCGTACCAGTTTACTTCGTGATATACATCTAAAATTTCAATACTGGGGAAACTGGGCCTGTAACTACTGAGTGGATTGAATTGAAATACCTTGAAGCCGCGATCGTTTATTGAGGTCAGCGGCAGTACTTCAAGGTCACCAATGTCAGGTTCACCAATCAAGATTTGCCAGTCCATGGGCATTTTGATTGTGTCTGTGCCTATGCGCAGTACCAAGGCTGGAGCATTGAACGATTCTAGAAAAATCAGTGGGATAAAATGATAGTCGGGATCCAGTGGATTGCTGTTGTCCAAGATAGCAAAACGCATGTCATCAACTTCTTCCGGCAGTTGATTTAGGTCATAATAGACATTGTCAAGAGTAAGTATTCTCATTGTTGTATTTTACAGTTTTGATCTTGGAAAGTCAAGCGATTTTCATCCACTCCAACTTTTCTGACGAGAAAGGATAGTTGGCTTCTTTGTAAAACTGTTTGCGTTTGGTCAAGTGTCGTTTGGCGAACTTGCATGTGCTGGTGATGTCCCATATTTGTACATGATCTTTATCCTCTGCTTTTCGGATACCTCGACCAATGCTTTGGATAACTCTAACAAAACTCTTGCCAGGCTCAATGAGCACGAGATTAAAAATTCTCGGTATATTAATACCAACCGCTGCCACACCGTAAGTGGCAACGATGATTTTGTCTGTTGAGTCTGCGACTTCGTCGTATTCATCTTGTCTGTCCTTTGCTTTGGTTGCCCCAGATACAAAAACTGCTCGATCTCCCAGCCGCTCTACCAAGGCATGTCCGGCTGCCACGCGGTCCACAAGCACCAGAGTGTTGCCTGTTTCGTTTACCCGGCGTATGAGGTCGGCCATGGTGTCCAGTCGGCCTGACTCCTCCAGTAGGTATTTAAGTTCACTTTGGTATTCTTTGTACTCCACATGATCCACCAACTGTACAATATTCACATGACACTGTGCCAACACCCCTTGTTGTTGCAGTTCGTTGGCGCTGAGACGGCCAATAACCGGGCCAAGTCCCACCAACAATGCTTGACTCTCAAACTTCTCTTTGGGGATGGTTCCTGTCAATCCCCAGCGAATTGGCACTCTAGCCATTACCCCGGTCAGCAGAGTTTTCAGTGCATCTGCCTTGGCCATGTGTACTTCGTCTACAATAACACATACCACACCTTCCAAGAACTCATCAATGGTGCAGTCGCCAACTCCCGATTTGGTGTTCTTCAACAGCACATTCAAACTCTGCCAGGTGCAAATGGTATGTGTTCGACCCCATTCTTTTCTATCGCCAAAAAACACACCCACATCCTGTTGCATGTTAATGTAGTCTTTTTCTGTTTGTGTCACAAGACTCTTGTTGGGCACAATAACAATTGAGCGCCCATACGGTGCAACTGCATTGCTCAATGCCGCTGTCATTATGGTTTTACCTGCACCTGTGGCCACTTCTTGCAGGCACTGCGGATTGGCCAAGAAGTTGTTCACAATCTCAACTTGGTAGTCCCGCATCATGACGGACTCGCCTGCGGCAGGATGTCCTTTGGGCCACTTAACATGTGCAAATGAGTCCTCACGCACTTGTTCAAACTCAAATGTGGTAGAGTAATCTCGCTGATCATCTAGTTCAATATCATAATCAAACTTTTCAAGTATGGGAATGATCTCCGGCAGCAAGTTTGTGTATGTGCTACCGCCCAATTGGAAGTAGCTGACTTTGCCATCCCAGCGTCCCAATCTCACTGCGGGCAAGTAACGTGCATAGGGTACGTCATATTTAAAGGCATTGACCAAGGCTTTGCGAGCGTCAAGATCTAGACCTTCTAGTTTGATGTTAACCTCGTCCTTGATTACAATTGTTGCTTGTTTCATTATCTGTTAACCATTTTTTATATTGGCATTTGCCAGGAACTTGATATCCTAAATATGTTAGACGCTCAACAGCATTGCCGTTAACAATATCTTCTAAGTATAACACATTACTTGTGTAAGATGCAATCATATTACCAAAATCTATTATCACTTGGGCGTATGCTTCAACGGTGTCTGCTCCACAAAATGCAGTCATTTCTTTCCATACATGAGGTCTGTGTAGTGCTTTGAATCTAGTTGCTGCCCAAATTGCTACCGTCATACTGCGACATACTATTCCTAAAATTTCATGTCCTTGTTTGCAATGATATTCAAAATCGTGGCTGGGAACACTAAGATATCCTATTGTGCTTAAAAATAAATCTTTTTCTTCGTCATTAACAAATTGATGCGGTTTTTTTAGACGTTGTCTTTCCAATGTTAACTCTTGTGGATCCAGTATTGTTGACACTATGTCGCCAGCGGTGCCACCACAAAAACAAACAATTATTTTATTTCCCATGGTTGATCCTTGTAGCAAAACCAAAATTTTATATTGCCGTTTACTGTGTCGGGATTTTCAAATGCATCATAATTGCCAGCGCCGTCTTTGATTTTTTCTTTGAACACCACGTCAGCCCATACTAGATTTAATCCAATGGATTCAAGACTTTGTGCCCATGACTTGAAGTGTTCTTCAGCATTGACTTTTAGTCTGTTGTAGTGAATTTGAGTGTCTCGGAAACTGTAGAACAGCCTGGCCCCTGGATTAAGAACTTGTGTATAGGCTGTGATATGTTGCGTTAGACCGTTTACATCAACCCAGTGATCGCTGCGATTGTTTACTACAGCAAAGTTATCATATTTATAAGGCACCACACTAGGTAAATCTTGTCTGGTTGGCGCAATTATTGCATTGGGACAAAAAGTTTTGACCATCGGGTGGATTTCTAAAGAGTCAATTTGCGGCCAGATCTCTTTGAGATAATATCCTGCACTTGCAAAAAAAGCAATGGAACCTGGTTTACAATTTTTTAGAATCTTAGCATCATACTCATCAATGACTTTGTTGCTTCGCTTTCTGTTCCAAAGCCAATATTGATGTTTGAGACGTCCGGCACGATACTTGATATAATTGGTGCGAAAGTCAGTTTTGTGTTCATCAAAATATATCTGTTCAACTAATTTCATACATGTTATCGTTCTATGTAATAGATACGATCAGGCACAACCCAGGTAAACCAGTCACCGCGGTCAAGGTAGTCAAGACTCATATCCAATATTTTTGTATCTGGCAGTTGCTTTTTTAACCACTGTGTCATAGCCAATGGATAGTGATCGCTCAATGAGCCATCGATATATGTATTGTCTATATTGATGTAATGTCTATTTAAACAGAGAATCATGCTGGAGCATTGCTCCAGCAACTGATCAATTTTCTGAATCAGGGCTGGACACGGCAATCTGCTGAATTTTTGATCTGTAATAATAATTAAATCTGCTTGATCAGGAGAAGGCACTGACATAAAATTTTTTAAAATGTCAGTGTCCTTCTCAATATAAAGATCAGTAAACTCGTTGAGTTTTACAAAATCTTCTATCTGCTTTTCTCTACGAAGATATACTTGATCTCGGTAGTAGTTTTTTTGAACTTTGCCCCATGTGGATGCCCATTTATAAAGATTGGTTGGTGCAATTACGTCAACTGATTTTTCTAATATATGTGTTGTCATGATACTAGTATATAGTTACTATGCCAAGAAGTCAAAAAAACAGGTACCTTTTTAGGGGTACCTGTTAAAATCCTGGGCCGGAGCCAACCGTTGTTGCCCAGGAGAACTTAATGTTTATACCAGTGTTCGTATGCCAACAATGCTAGAGTCAATGCCAGAGCCCATACAAGATGTCCTGTAAGGATCAGAATCAGAGCTGACAGCCAACCAGTGACCATTTGTTGCTCCTTAGGCGCTCTTCATGCAAGTGGTCTCGGCTAGACGACGCCAGTTCAGCACACTCATCTTGCGCAGGTCTGCAATTTTCAGCGCCATACGGAGCGACACTTCACGCAGACGATTCTTGTTGTCGTCCATAAACGTAATAATGTCGTCTTGCACAGCCTCTTCAAACTCGTAGTCCTGGAACAGCACGCCGTCCTTGGCAATCTGCTTGATACGCAGGAGCTTGTCACGCATGGTGTCCAAGGTCAGGTCCAGATAGTGACAGCGCGATTGCAGTGCATCCAAGTGATCGCGAAGTTTTTGCGACTTCATCTGATCAAACTTCAAGTTGGTAATAAAAATTACCGAGCCTTTGAACTCGAAACGATCCGGAATGCCTTCACGGCGCAGAGCAGAGCTCTCGCTCAACCAGCTGATGGTACGCTTCTTGCCTGAGTCAAGAGCACCCTTCAGCAAGTTAAGTGCCACGTCATCCAGCAGGATCGAGTCGCAGTCGTCAAACACAATCACACAATTGGAGTCACTATACTTGTACAGGGTTTGGTACAGTCCAATAGGGGTAGCTGAACCTTTCACAACTTCTGCACGGAGGCGCTTGCCTGCCAACTTGTCAAAAAGGCAAGCCTTTTCAATTTCAGTTTCAACGCCAAACGATTTGCCCACACCAGGAGGGCCACTCACAATCATGGCGCGGATGTCGCCTGTGACCGTGGCCTTGGTCATTTCAGTAAGGATTTCAAAACGCTCGCGAATACGAGTCATTGCATCCTCATCGGACTCCGCAACAGGTGCGGGTTTTTCAAAGTGTACGGTGTTGTCTTGTGTCATGCCGTTAGTATACTCGATGTCAGCAATGTTGTCAATGGTAATACGGATGGTGGGTGCAAAACCGGGGAACTGTCCCTCGTTTTTTACCGTAACAAACCCGCCTTTGGCACCAGTCTGAAACCCTTTGACAAGAGTAAACGAAACATCTTGTACAGGCTGATTACGATACACACCACGCAAAACACGAATTGCACTCATAGTTGGCTCCTTTTTGTGCGTTAAAAACATATTATAGCAGATCGGGAAATATCGGTCAACCGCTTAGGCCGGGGCAAACAGTCGGCCCATTTCACGAAAAACCACACGATAGGCGCGGGCTTCCTGGCCGCTGAGATCGTCATAGCAATCCTGCATCTGTTGCAGGGTTTCCAGCAGTCCGGGCAGAGCCCAATCTTGTTTGTATTCTTGGACAATTTCAATGGCTTGTTCAAAGTTCATTTCAGGCTCCTGTTTTGTTACGCTATGAATACATTATAGCAAAATGGGCATTTCTGGTCAACCAAAAAGTAGTACTAAAAAGTATTACTTTTTGAGGATTTTGTAGAAATCAGCATTGATTGCATCCATTTCCTCGCGGGAAACATAGAAATCTGTGGTGGGATCGTAGTACTCGCCCTGTTTGTTGTCATAATACAACACTCGACCCGAGAAGTTGAATGGGCCTTCAAGCCCTGCACGAGCACCGTATTTTTGACGCATGTTGTCCGCAGTATTCAAAACACGATATCCCATCTAGGCTCCTTGCTGTTTAAGTCATTATTATAGCAAAATGGGAATTTTTGGTCAAGTAGCACCAAAGTACTAGTTTTATTGCCAGAGTGTTTGTATCACGGGATCCTGCACTTCAACTGGCTTGGGACGTCCGTGGAACACCACAACACTGGTGCCAGGTTCAATTTTGACTCCTGTGCCCGGGCGGCGGTGTTTACGGCGTGCAAAGTCGAACCCGCCGTCCAGGCACTGCCAACGAAAACTTTCAAAAAACCCATCATCAAAAAATCTCCGTTGATTCACATTCAGCACAGCATTCAAGTAGTCTTGGTCACCTGGGTAAGTTTTTACAACGGTATTGAGATCTTGCTGACCAAACTGTTGCCATACCCATGAAAATTTTTCAACATTGAACCACATCATGCTGGAGTTTATTGACACTGAGTCACGACGCTGTAGGTACTTGAAATCACGTATGGTCCAAAAGTAGTCAGTGGGGTGGTCAAGTACCCAGTCCAGGTGATTGGCAATCACCACGTCCAGGTCAAAGTACAGCAAATCGCCATCAAAATGCTGTGCGTTAAACAACTGCATCTTGTACCACCAACCTCGTTTGGGCCCACTTATGCCCCAGTCGTCAAGTATGTGTTTGACCATGTGCGGGGGCACTGATCTATCATGTTCGGTGTACACATGCATGCGAACTTCTGCTTCAAGATTTCGGCTCAACATGTTGTACAGTCGTTCCACGTATCGCCAATCGTAGGCTTTTCCGTGAATCACACACGCACAGTCAATGTGCTTGACCAATTTCTTTGCCATTAGAACTGAAAAATAATTTGATACTCGTCGTAGATGGGCAGTTTGTTTTGAGTCAGCTCAAGGTATTCCACAATGGCTCGACCCTTGCCGGTTCGACAAGAATTGTTGACCCAGCGTGAATTGTCATCTATTGCCACCACTACACCGGGGCGTAGATATGGTTCAATAACTTTGAATTCTGCCAG